CCAAACAGAGTACCTTGATTTTACTTTTTTGTAGCAAGCATCCTTTTCACCTGCCTTTTCAGACACAATTTCTTCTTCTTTTACGCAATTAGGAACTACTTTCTTTCCTTTCTTTTTCATTCCCTTCTGAGTGTATCCATCCCAACACTTCTCCTTGAAGGTTCTTCTAAACAGTTGATCGATAGTTTCTTCAGTAGCCACGTTCTTTGCCTTTCCTTTACGATTTGGATTAGGGTCTTGTTTATTTTTACGTCTAAAAGCTGCCGCTTCCTCGTCCTTATTTAGATCCCGTTTCATTTTACTGGAACCACACTTAGGTTTGGTCTTTTGACCTGGTTGTTTGGCACAAGGTTTACCTGAGTATTTACCGCCCATCTGAACCCAACCAGGTGTACCATCAGAAGACTTACTCTTCTTAAACCAATCTCTTAATGAACTATCTCCTGATTTGTTGGCCATTAGATGTCTACCTTACGAGTGGGACTATATTCTTTACCATCATCACCAAAAAATTCTCTAGATTCTGTGAACCCAAAATCATCACCAGGTGGAATTAATGGATCATCTAACTGATCAATAACACCATCCTCATTATAATCCTTCTTAGCATTTGATTCTATCCTATATCTCATCTCACGATTAGCAGTTCTTGTATTTGTATCACTGTAGTAATCCAACTGAACCTTACGAATAAGTCCATCAGTACTATCAGCAATAGGTCCAAACATATAAGTTTTTGCTGTAAATGTGAAAGTATAAATTAATGCTCTTCTAGTTTCATAGTTACCTTCATAATCATCAGTAAATGATATATTCTGGAGTATTAAAGGTATATCTCTTTTTTCTCCTATTTGCCTAACTAAATCAATAGTTAAAGTAAAACCTGGTTGAAAAAATGGTAGTATTTGTTCGACTATTTGTAAAGAATCGTCCTGAGTTTTAGTCATCACATTTAATTCAAATCCCAAATTATATGGAACAGGCATAAAAACCTTTTTAAATTTTTTACCGTCTTGTGCTTTAAAAGTCTGAGTAACACCAGCTTTCCTTGTCGAATCATAATCAATAGAAGTCATCTCAAACGACATTCTTGGCAAAGTAATCTGAACTGCTTTATTAAGATCTGGTTGCTGCTGAAGTCTTGCTAAAAACTTTTGTCTAGGTCCATAAGCAATAGGAACCTTTATATTTGAAATATCTTTACCAGAGCTATCTTGATGTCTAACATTAATATCATTAAAAACTGTACCGAAAGCGATAACAGTCTTTCTCATTATTTCGTGATAAAAATAAGTTCCTAACATATCAAACTACACCAAATGGATTGGATTCTGTAAAATCAAGGATGTTATCTGCTTCAAATTCAAATTCATCACCCTCGTTGTATTTATCATTGGCATCATCAGAATTGAATGAAGCACATGCGTATTTTGCTCCAGATGTTTGTCCGACAATTTCTTCTCCCCTATAGAATCCAGCAACTGTTGAACCAATTCCAACATTTCCTATTAGAAGAGTATATGTATCAACATCCCAATTCTTAACTCTTGCTTCTGTTCCAGAGTTAGCACCTTTAACTATTTCATTAAACTGATAAGTTCCAATTCCTAACATAGAATCAGGATTATCTACAGTTACTGTTGGTGTTGAAGTATATCCTTTTCCTGGATCATCTACGTAAATAAATCTAACAAGATCATCCTGATTAAAGAACGCAGTAGATGCATCACCACTAGCACTAATAGATGCTATTCCAGTAGCTGTGATACCAGCACCAGGCGAACCAACAGTTACATTTGGTACAGTTCCATATCCAGAACCACCACTCAAGGTATTAAGACGTATAACACCATTATAAGCAGTTTCAATAGAACAAGTTGCTGCTGCTCCAGTTCCACCACCACCAGTGAAGGTTACTGTAGGTGGAGTTGTATATCCAGAACCACGATTTGTAAATAATATCTTTTCAATAGAAGTTACATTTGCTATAGTTGTTGTTATTGCTACTGCCCTAGCAGTATCATTAGCTGGTGAAGGACTGAATACAACTGATGGTGCTGAAGTAAATCCAGAACCATCATTATTTAAATATAACTTGCTGACGAAACCACTACCAATAGATGCTGAAGCTACAGCAGTTTGTCCCAAACCAACCAATCTGAGTGTACTTATAAATCCTTCCTCTTGAACCTGAGTATCTATTGCTTCAATAGAAGTATCAATAACCTCATCCTCATATTCAAAGAGTTCGCATTTAAGTTGATAAACGTAGTTTTTTCCTAATTGGTAGAATGGATCTTCATGTTCTACAAATTTTATTTCAAATAATCTACCACCTAATGGAAAGTAAACTAAATCTCCTTCTCTAGGTCTTGATGAAAGAATAATTTCACTAGTATCTGTCCCATCATCTAAACCTGCCATAAATGGAGAAATAAAATCTTCAAATCTTTCTTTTGAAATAGTAAGAACAACTTCATCCTTTATACTCATTCCAAATTTTGTCAGTACATCTCCAGCACCAGAATAACCATCAAATGTATTGACATATGCTTCTATACTAAAATTATCATCAAATTTGGAAGAAGTTACTTCTTCCATTATTGTTTCTCTACTTACATATTTTCTAGGAATATAAGTTACCTCAACACCAAAAGTTCTTAGATGTTCGTTTATTAAATCTTGTGTTAATCTCTGTTCAGACTGAGCACCTTGTAGGAAAAATGGATTTAATGCCATGCTTATTAACCTATAAAGTCATATGGTGGTAATTCATATTCTGTAGTCATTCTTGATTTTATAGACTCTAATTCAGATTCTGCTTGTTGGAGAATCTCTCCACCATTCATTTCTATGCCACCTGGTAACTTAACACCCTTAAATTTACTTAAATTTTGTCCCCACTGTCTCTTTATGAGAGCAGTGAGATACTGTTTTAAGAATATATCATTATAAACTTGAGTAAATGAATTTGGATCTAGTGCTCTATAACAATCAAGAACCAACCAGTTACCAACAGATTCTGCACCCCAATCAATATCCAAATATAATCTATCCTGTCTCTTATTAAATCTTACTTGCTTATCTGTAGTAAGTAAATGATCAATATCCTCAAGATAAGATTTTGTCATTGCATATTGAAGTAATTGTATAGAATTAAACTGATATAGATCATTTAAAAATAGTTGATATTTAATACTAAACATTCCACCTGATATGGTGCTACTGTCAAATTTAAAAATCTTTTCTATTCCAACTACAGAATCTGGAACCTGTAAGAAATTGGAAGTTTCATACCAACTACTTGTTGTAGTTCCATAACCTGCTATATTTGTAGAAGTAGCAGTTGTGGTTACAATACCAACTCCGTCTGTATTCTTTGCCTTCCCCCTGTCAATATCTTCTTCTGTAAGTTTGTACTTAAGGTACATTCTCTCAACACCATCAAAATGCCGTTCATTAAACAACTGAAGAGCATCATCAACCAAATCATCTATTTGGTCATCAGCAACATTAATTTCTAATACAGGAGCACCTAGTTTCCTTAAACAGTAATCTATTAATCCTTGTCTACTTGATGGTTTTGCCATTTATCTTGATGCTATATTTCCTGTTGTAGGTTTTGGTTTACTTTCAGTTTTTTCTTGTAGATCTGCTATTTGTTGTAACAAATCCATCTTTTCAGATTCATGATCTTGTTTTAATGTTTGTATTCTTGCTTCCAAAAGAATTTCTTTATTATATGATTGAGCAAGTTTGTTATGATATAAACTGACGAGAACGTTCACATCCACATCACTACTAGGTTGTTGCATAATTTATACTCAGAAAGTACCTCCGTCTAGTGTAGAAGTCCAACTAGGCTTATTAGTATATATCACACTAACAGTAGATGCTGTTACTGATAAATTTTGAATATCACCATTATTACCTTCTTTTCTTAAATTGTTAGTAGTATCAAATGTTCCTTCAATACCAATTAAACTTAAAGAATTACCAGTTCCACCAGCCTCAACAACACCATAAGCATTACTAGTATCTTGCCTAATAATATCACCAGTAGTAACTGTTACGCTACCAGATAAAGCAAGAGTATTTTTAGTAACAGCAGTTAATATCTGTTTTGATGTATTAACTGGAGTTGCGACAGCATTAGTAGAAGTCTGTAGTCCATTCTCATCAAAATATACAACACCGTGGGTATTGAAATCACCAGTTTGATAGTAAATACCTTTAATATCAAGGAATCCTCTAGTTCCAGCTACTAAAGCATTAGCAGTACTAGCATCAGGAATATAAGTCCATGCTCTTGCTACAGCACTACTACCTGGATTAGTTTGGTCAATATAACCAAAGAATCCCATCTTATTATTACCAGCACCAGTGCTTGTATTGTATCCGAAGGAAATACCACGATCAGTATTAGTATCGTATGCGTGTGTAACTGTCAATTGTGTGGTAGTAGTAATACCAGAACCACCAATAGTTTGATCAACAGTAATTACTCTGGTTGTTTCATTATATTGAGTAACAGTTGCTACTCCAGATGCTGACAAAGCAGAACTTCCAGATATAACATCACCAGTATTAATACCAACAACAGAATCAAAGGTAATTGTACTAATACCAGAAAGAACTGGTTGTGTTACTACTCTTTCACTAGTAAGATCACCAAGATGTAAAATTGGATCATTTAAAGTTGAGGTTGTAGAGTTTACAGATGTTGTTGTTCCATCTACCTGTAAACTACCTTTAATAATAACAGTACCTTCATTACTTAAACCATCTGGATATGGGTCAATAAACAGAAGATCTCCACATCCTGCCTCAGTTTCAATAACATTAGAACTTATTCCAACGCAACCAAATTTACCCTTACCAGTAACTTTAATATTAGTATCGTAAGTCCACTGAGCACCAGTAACTTTTACATCATTATCTCCATCTTCATCATATTCAATCTTAGCATCTTTATCACTACCAAATGATAAAGTTGTATCATCTACAATATTAATATGGCCATTACCATTAGTATTGAATATAATATCACCATCTACACTAGTTGATGAAATTGTATTCAGGTCTATTCTAATATTATCTACATTCCACTGATCAACTTTTCTATCATTATCCATGATGGCAACTATACCACCATCAGTATTTCTTGTATTCTGAACACCAGCAACAGAACCTGCTGCATGTTCCATCATAGAAGTATAAAAATGTCCACCTATTGAGTGTACATTATTACCATCATCACCAACATATACTCTATCTTTATATTGATTTAACCCACCGTAACTACCGATACCTGTCACATAGGCCATTTCACCCCAATTGAGGCTGGCAGGTTTATCGGTTCCAGAGGATCGTTTGATCCTGATAATACTAGCCATTTAGAAATTTCCCCCGTTAATGTTTAAATTTTGTTCCGTTCCAGG